CAGTCCAATTCGTAAAGATAAATTGCGTCCTATGCCTGCTGTTATTCAAGCACAATATAGTTATATTGGAGTAACTGAATATTACAAATCGTTGATTGATACTCTGTTCCATCCAACAGAATCTATTTTAGAAAGTAAACCAAAATATTCAAACTTATCTACAGCGAATCTAGATTCTTGGTTGAGAGCTAGTGCAAGAAATGTTTACAGAATTAGAGAAGGTGTTGAAACTATCAAGAACAACATCAAACCAACACCAGATATTGGAGAAAGATTCATTTATGGTTATATGCAATATGCTAATAGAGTAATTAATCAAGCAATAGAACAAATTAAATATTACGAACAAAAATTCAATGTAGAATATGATTGGGGTGTTAGATGATCGATTTAGTTACAATTTCTGATAATTTATCAATTTCTGAGTGCGCTCAAATTTGGCACATAGCAAATAAATTTCAAAATTATTCTGTTAAGTTACATATTGGATTAAGTAAAAATCCAGACCAACATCATCTATCTTCTCTTATCTATAAATTAGATTGGGAAAAGACTAATAATAATCCGAATCTAGATTTTGAAATTTACTTCCCAGAACAAATATTCAGTGTATGCAGATCAAAAGAAGATCTTAAGTGGGCGCTAATAGAAGAATATCTTAAAGAAAAGAAACAGATAGATTACATTGTATATATCCATCCGGATGTAATTTTTAGTCAACAATCTACTATCGATTTATGGGAAAATATTGAGAAGAAAACAGATTGGTTTGGTGGTGGAAGTTCAATTTATGGAAAAAATTTACAAAAAGAACAGAATTGGATTTCTATTGAAGAATATCCTTTGATCAATAATATCACTGATATCGATCTATACAAAAGCAATAAGTGGCCTTCGATTGCAATATTTTCAGACAGCATGAAGACTAGTCCAGAATACACTTCATGGAGACAATTTATACAAAATAAGTATCTAAACGGTGACAATTTGTTCGCTTGGGAGAAAAATAATGGCTGATTCGAAAATTTTTGAAACATTAGCATATAAAATGTTAAAAGAAATTTCTAAATATGGCGATCTTGGAATCAATGGAATTACTTCAACGTTCGACTGACCGATGTTAAGAAATTGGGTCACCCAGTTTGGGTTTTCTCCTGGATCTAGAGCAGGAGATGAACAAATATCAGAACCAGATCGTGCTAAGTTTATATCACAAATAGGCTCATATTTTGGATGGAATCCACCTCCAAGATCAAATTGGGCTGTTGAAGTTGCAAAAGAAGAATCAGATGATAGATATATAGTTACATTCATGAGATATGCAACAAAAGAAGAAGTTGATAGATTGTTAGGTAAAAACTACGAGAATTTTAATTCTAAATAAAGGAAATTTGATATGAGTATAGAAGTCAGTCCTGTTGGAGTTACATGCAATTTATCGTGTCCATATTGTTATGAACATCCCATGCGTGAAGCTGGGAATTTTAATGAAAAACCATATGATCTTGACAAGATGATTGCTGGTTTAGAGAAAGAAGGTGGGAAATTCGGATTATTTGGTGGCGAACCTCTATTAACTGATCTAGAAACCTTAGAAGGATTATGGAAATTTGGATTAGAACGATTCGGATCTAATCAAATACAAACAAATGGCACTCTGATCAACGAAAAACATATTGAATTGTTCAAAAAGTATAAAGTGCATGTGGGAATAAGTGTTGATGGACCAGATGAGTTAAATGATGCACGTTGGGCTGGGTCTCTAGAAGAAACTAGAAGAAGAACAAAAATGTCTATGGATGCAGCAGACAGATTATGTGATGAAGGAATTCCACCTAGCTTCATCGTAACCTTACACAAACTAAATGCCACGACAGAGAAGCTGCCGAAATTGAAAGAATGGTTTAAATATTGGGATTCTAGAGGTGTTTATAGTTCTAGATTACATACACTTGAAGTTGAGTATGATTCTATCAACGAAACTCTGGCACTATCAGACCAACGTAATATCGAAGTTATGTTAGAAATGGCTCAATTCGAATCCGAACTGCAGAAAATTAGATTCGATGTTTTTAATGACATAAAAAAGATGTTGATAGGACAAGATAATTCAGCCACTTGCACATTTCATGAATGTGATCCATATACCACAGATGCTGTGCGAGGAATCAACGGTCAAGGTGAGAGTGAAAATTGTGGAAGAGCTAATAAAGAAGGAATAAATTTTCTCAAGTCAAGTACTAAAGGATACGAGAGACAGATGGCCTTGTATCACACACCACAAGAATACGGTGGGTGTAAAGGTTGTAGATTCTTTATTATGTGTAAAGGTCAATGTCCAGGTACAGGAATCAAATATGACTGGAGAAATAAAACAGACAAGTGTGAGATGTATTTCAAATTATTTGAACATTTTGAAAACAAATATGAAGAAGCTGGTGTCTTACCATTAAGTAAGAGTCCAGAGCTATCAAGAATAGAAAATATAATGTTCAATATGTGGTCGCAACAGAAAAGAACTGGAATACAAAATGTGATATTTCCTATTTTAAATTCTTAGATCTAAAAAATCTATTCATAATATTCGAATTATAATATAATAGACGTCCTTCAGAATCTACAGCTGTTAGGACATCATTTTTAATTTGTAACTCTATTTCTGAATAAGTTAATTCGCCTTTTGTCTTACACAACTTAACAATCTCACGTTTGAAATACTCCTCACCATATCTATAGATATCTTCAGCTAATTCCTGACAAGATCCCCAATATTCTTTCCAATCAGATTCAAGAACAATCTTCTTCTTTCTCTTCTTATCTTTAACCTTCTTTGTTCGGTATGAATTGAATTGTTTCTTACCGATATATTTTCTTCCAGTCAAGATGTTTGTGATACAATACACAAATCCAAAATATCCTTCTGGAATATCTTCTAATTCTTTTTCTTCATAGATCCAATTCTTCATGAAAGATATTTATTATAAATACTTCTATATGCAATCATTCAAGAATTTTATCTCAGAAAATGCCTTAGATTATCATATCGAAAATTCAATTCCTCTTAATGAGTGTATCTTCAGATGGGGTTCTAAGGGACATTTCGATCTTATCTCTGAAGCAAGAGAGAGAAGAGATTCTATTCCACTATCTGAGATAGAAGAATGGATTCTTGATTCTGATATCGGCTCATTTGGAATTTATGAAGGTGAGACAGTACCATTAGATCTTCCTCTTGAAGAAGAACGAGAAGTAGAATTAGATTCACCCAAAAGAGGTGGAAAGAAAAAATTCTACGTGTACACTAAGAGTGATGCTGGTAATGTTATCAAAGTCGAATTTGGTGACACTTCTGGTTTAAATGCTAAGATTAATAATCCAGAAGCAAGAAAATCTTTTGCAGCAAGACATAAATGTGCTGAAAAGAAGGATAAAACTAAACCAGGATATTGGGCTTGCCGAATTCCTTCATTCGCAAAACAATTAGGATTAAAAGGTGGGGGAAAATTTTTTTGGTAGAGATTATGACATATAAACAAAAAAATATTAGTGAAAGAGTCTTTATCAGAGAATTCTCTGAAACAGTTGAAACTACTGAATTAATCTGGCACAGAGATCGACAAGATAGAACGATTAAGGTGTTGGAAGGAACTGGTTGGAAGATACAATTCGATAATTCTCTACCCGAAGAATTACTTAAAGGAACTAGCATCAATATTCCTAAAATGGTTTTTCATAGATTATGGAGAGGAAATAATAAACTCATTATAGAGATCACAGAAAATGCCTAATATATCATCAATCGATCAATCTAATCCCGCTCTATTTAAAATCGTCTTCAGTAAATTCCCTAATATAGAATTCTGGTCTTATTCAGTAAACCTTCCTGGTGTAACTATTGGCGAAGTAATCCAACCAACTCCAATTTATGATCTAAAGCTACCTGGTGACAAATTAACATACGATCCATTGGTGTTGAATTTTATCGTACAAGAGAATCTAGCGAATTGGATTGAAATATACAATTGGTTATTTGCTATCGGAAAACCTGTAGATATTACACAATACAGAAATAAAGTTCGAGAAAATCCATCATTAACAGAAAAACAGAATAAGTATTCAGATATGCAGTTATTCATATTATCTACAAAATCCAACCCATTAGTTAAAGTTACTTTCGTAGATGTCTGGCCAGCTGCCCTGTCACCATTAACTTACGATTCATCAATTTCCGACGTGTCACCCTTAACTAGTGACGTCACACTCAACTTCTCATATTATAAATTAGAGGCAATTTAATGTTATCTTTCACAAAATATCTAGTAGAAGCTCAAGGTTTAACAGGTAGAAGACCTGGTGAAACATTTACCGATAAGGATGGGAATACACTAGTATTCCAGAAAGTCGAATTTTTCGATGCTGCAGAAGATGCTGGAGACGTCTCTGATGCTACTCCAGTGAATAAACCACTATCTAATCTAACAGGATTGGGTGTTGTTGAATTCAAAACTCAAATGGGTAATACGGTAAGATTCATCAAATTCATCAAACCAAAAACAGCTAAGTGGGATAATTCTAATCCAGGTTATTTTGAGTACAAATCGAAAGCGACCGCAAAAGAACAATCCGGTTTAAAACCATCTGACTTCTTAACAAAGATGGATAATCTATCACAAAACGATCTTTTGAAACAAGTTGAGAAAGCATTCGGCAAAGATTCGCCTCTATATACAGCAACTAAACAAGCCATCAATAGTAAAAACAATACATATCCAATTTCGATCCCAATCGGAGATCTATCTGAAACTGGAATCACAAACTACTTTGCTGAGATTTTACAACCAATTGCTTTAATTAGGGGCGATTATACTGGTAATGCAGCAGATGGAATCAAATCTTTAGTTGGAACTGAAGATATTTCCGATTTCAAAATCAATTTTCCTAAAGGTGTGACTCAAGGTCTTTACGATTCTTACTTAACTTCTGGTGATTCGCAAATCAACATTTCTTCTAAGTTTGGATCCGCATCACAATCAGCAAAAGCAAGTGTCACAAATCTATATAAGATCTATAAAGATTACAAAGATAAAGAAGCTTTCGAAGAATTTGGAACAGAGATCGAGATTACTAGAATTATCACTGAAATTGATGCAGAACAATCTCCTCTTGAACTAGCACTACTGATATCTAACATAGATACTAATTTCAAATTCACTAAAAAAGAAAAAGAATTAGTATTGAAATTGAAAGAAGATCCGAACCTAAAATTAACTCCAAATATCATCAAACTCAGAGATACAATTAAACCTGGTTTGGGAAAGACTCCTCCACCATTCTATCATGTACTTGCTGGTGTTGCTAAATCTGTTGCAACAGCAATTAACGAATCAGAAGATATACAATTTAGCAGATTCGCATCATTACTATTGAACGGAACAGTTATTCAAGTCTATACAAAAGCAAAAACCAGAAATGGTATGGTTGTATTTGATGAATTTGATACAAAATGGCCTGATGATGCTGTAACGAATGTATTGATTGAATCTGGCACAAGATATAAAACTGATAGAGTAGATGGCAAGTTTGGATATGTAGTAAAATCTAAATAAATATAAAAGAAAAACGAATATGAACCTAGAAAATTTTAAAGAAATATATAAAAAGACGATTGTCGAATCATCACAAGATGATTCGAATTTAAAAGAGTATATCAGATCTATTGTAGAAGAAGTAATCTCAGAAAATGCCATTGATGGACTCTCTGATGAAACAGGTTCTGCAGGTGAATGGTTCCAACTAGCTGGAGAACTGATTCTTAGTGATTTGGAGTATTCAGAGGATGATTTCAAGAAAAATGTGCTTCCACTTTATACAAAAGATTGGAAACGCAATGGTTTCGACAAAAAATTCGCAGATGCGATAGCATCAAATGTGAAAAAATTCGGTGATTATGGTGCATATCAAGTAGCGAAATGGTATGGTACTGGTAATCTTGGCAGTCGTAATCATAAAATGCCAATTTGGTGGAGCGCAAAAAATAGAAATGTTAAACCACAATACATCAAGTAAATATAAGAAATAAAAAAAGGAGGCCAAAAGCCTCCTTAAACAATTTTCTTTCCGATTGTATATTTTGTTACAAGATCCCAATTAACTTTATCTGCATAAGGAATAATCTTGATCTTGTTCAGAGAACAGAATACAGACATCTTCTGTGGAAAACGATAGATCTTCTTTCCAGTCTCAACATCTTCACCCACATATTCAGCCCCAACAATCTTACAAAGTCCCCATTCATGAAGTAACTTTGCAATAGTATTTCTTCTAGATTCATCTTCTTCATCAAGACCAGAAGCTCTATTATCGAGAGTAAATAATTCCTTGAAATGTACAAGATAATATTTACCTTTCTTGTGTAAGATATGACATGATTGATATAACTTCTTGTCTTTATTTGAAGAAATTCCAATCCTAGTAAGTGTCTCTTTACAAAGAAGAAATGCTTCCTGATTATCTAATTCTACTTCTATGAATGTGTCAACCAAATTAGTAATTCTGTCATTCATTAATATTTCCTTTTTTAGAAGATCCTTTGGATCCACCAATATCTAAATATTTTCGCATATTGTCTAGATCTTCGGAAGTAATCATATCAGATATTTCTTTGGCTTTATTAACGGATATATTGTAATATTTCGATATAATCAGGATATCCTCTGATGGTTTAGAATTTTTTAACCATTTAGAGAATCGTTTCTTCTTTTTGACCGCAGACAAATAATATTTATATTGTAGAATTCTATCTAATTGAGCATTAGAATTCAGGAAATTAGCATGTAATATTGTTTCAGGATAGAAAGACATTCCTCTATTAATGAGGAATGGCACATAATCAGTGACATTATAATCATCGATCAGATCTGAATCTTTAGTTATATTGATAGAATTAAGAATGTCTCCTAATTTCGGCATTTTATACCTTCTTAAATAAGCATTCTGCCATAATATTAACAAACATAGCAGTAATGTTAATTTCTTGATCAGCAACGAACGCAGACTTATAAGAATAATCCGCAAGAATTACAATAGCAGTTGGAATAGATGATGGTTCTAGATGATTCTCAAGATTATCGAAAACCAAACGAACAATAGAACTGGGATCTGAATCTAAATTCTCATTCACCCACTTCCTCATGCCACTAAAATCCTTTTCTCGAAGTGCTTTAATCAACTCTCGAATAGACACATCTTGAATAGACGATAATGCCCCAAGATCGATCTTTCCATTTGAGATATAATATCTCTGAATCTCAGAGATAGTCTTACGAAAATCTGGAAAGAACTTCATGATAATCTCAGCCAAGACTTTCTTATCATATTCAACAGATTCTTTCTCAAGAATCCCCTGAATCCGCTTCATCATTAGAGATGCCAATTTAGTCTTCTGAGTAGAAGGAATAGTAAATTCAAATACAGTTAACCTTGAAATAAGTGGTTCAATGATCTTCTTCTTATAATTGCAAGTAAGAATGAATCGGCAATTCTTAGAGAATTCTTCCATGAAGTTTCTAAGTGCAGGTTGAACTGCAGAAGACATATAATCTGCCTCATCAAGAATCACAATCTTCTGTCCACCAGAGAGCGAAATAGAAGAAGCGAATACTTGAATCTTATTCCTCAATGTATCAATATTCCCATCAGAAGAAGCATTGATAACCATAACGTCACAACCAAGTTCATTACAAGTTGCTTTTGCAATTGTAGTCTTTCCCATTCCTGGTTTACCAGTCAATAACATATTGGGAATATCTTTGTTTTTTACAAAGTTTTTGAAAGCTTTCTTAACATCTTCTGTAAGAACACAATCATCGATAGTCTGTGGTCTGTAAAGTTCGGTCCATAATGTATTTTTCATAATATCCTCATAAATGAATATGGACGGTACACTACAAATATACCGTCCGCAATAATCAACAAATCAAACTAGAACTTCGAATCAGCTTCCGCAGCAATGTAATAGCGTACATCATTAGTCAGATGCTTGAAGCAAGACAGACCCTTGTTAGAAATAGAGATTTGATAATCGCCTTCCAACAACTTCAGATTTGAGATCTTCATATATACAGTAAACTCTGAATTGAAATCACCAGAAGTCTTAGTCTCCCATGTATTAGTAGAAGAGTTAGTCTTGTCTAGAACTTCAATGTGAATATTATCGTCACTAGAATAGATCTTGAGATCGTCTACTCCAAGAATAGACGCAGACTTAGTGATCTTCTTCAAATTATCTTCTGAAATCTGAAAAGTGATGTCTTCTGAAGGCATTGTGATTCGCTTAGAAGGAGAAGAAATCAGATCAGAATTACAATAGAAAATCTTAGTAAGATCACTACCACTTGAGATCTCAACATACTTAGAAGAGAAATTCATAGTCGGTTTATCGAACAGACTAGAGATAAAATTCAGCATCTGTCGAAGATCATAAATAGCAAAATCTACAGGAAATGTATCTGGAAGAGTTGCTTCGGCCAAGACTGTCTTACCTTCAGTCATGGTACGAATCTCATTACCAGCAGAAACCACTAGACCATTATTAATCGATGCGAAGTTTGCAAGAACTCTGAGAGTAAATGGATCTAGTGTTAGTTGTGTCTTTGTTTTGGTTGTCATATTATATCACCTTATTATATTATACTACTGAATTCACTATAAGTAAATTACTTTCTATCTAGAGAATATGTAAGAACTTGTGGGAAGTACTTCTTAATAAAATTCTTGTTTAGATTCTTGTATGGATTCTTCTTCTGGATTAGATGATTGTATACCAAATCCGATTCTTCAACATACATACTCTCAAGAATTTGAATTAATTTCTGCCTCTTTCTCTCAGTTGTAAGAGCATTATCTTTTGTGAAGATATAAATTCTTTTCATCTCGTGATCTAATGTAGAGTCTGAGATACCAGCTTTGTTGTGTTTTGTGGCATAAACCACATCTTTAAACTTATCAAACTCAATAGTGTCGTTATGGAAACATGCAAGCACTTTGAATAGCGGTTCACGCATATGGATCCTGAGGAATTTCGCACGTTCCTCAGGATCTTCGATCTCATTTGCAAGTCTTAGTACTTCTGGAATTGGTTTCTGGTACATTTTAAAAATCTCCAATATTATTTAATAGATTTTTTAATCCGTTTTTCATGAGATAACGATAAACTTGTGTTGAAGTATTTTCAAGTGGTTTATCGTATTCTTTTAGAATCACTTCCTGAAGGTCATCAGGAATAAAATCGAAATCTATTAGATACTTATTGCGCATGTATCCAGACAATTCTGTTGAAGTCATCACAGACTCTGGTTTGAAGGAAGAAAGAATTAAGTCGATCTTCTTCTTAGTTAGTCTCTTCTGCCTCTTACCTTCAGTTACAAATGTATCATCGTCTGAAAGGAAATTCGGAATACCGTCTCCAGAATCTCCATTCAACACTTTCTCAAGAAGATATATCTTTGGATGTTCTTCTTTAATCCAAGACTTCATGATAGTTGAATATTGTGAGACGTTGGGATATTTCTGTAATTGAACGAAATCCTTATCTCCAGAAATAATAAGAACCTTCTCAAATGAAGAATACTTCTTAGTTAGAATTGCAATAACATCATCAGCTTCACATGTTGGTATTTCAATATATCGATAAGGGAAATTCTCACGAATCTCGTTTTTGATTTTGTTGATGTTCTTGAATATAGCATTCCAATCAAAGATTGAAGCGTCTCTGGATTTCTTTCTATTAGCCTTATAATAAGGAAAGAGTGTCTTTCGCCAATAATTAAACGAATCAGAACAAATTACCAACTCACCATAATCTTCACCAAACTTGGACTTAACAGAACGAATTGAATTGAGGATCATGTGGCGAAGAAAGTCTTCCTCAACAGTATCGTTCTTCGATATGTTAATCTGCTGCATTATGTTAGAAATAACGATTTGATTTAAATCCAATAGGATCATATATTTTACCTTTGAGATTACTTATATCACCAAATCCAATCGTAACGATCATTGATTCTTTGGTTAGCTTCTTTATCTGAGATCAGAATTGCAATTCTATCTAGAGCATCATGAATTAGCTCTTCATTTGGACGACCTTCACGATTCAGAAAATCGAATAATAAGCTTTCGATCTTTCTCAACTCTTCTAGTTCATACATATTATTATAATATATTAATCATGAAACGTCAAATGGGGTGCCGAAGCACCCCAGGATAGATATTGATTCAGTTATTCAGAAGTCTCAGTCGCATCAGCCGTCTTCGCCTTCTTCTTTGCGATCTCGGCCTTCGCCTTCTCGAAAAGTTCCTTCTTCGTCAACGCCTTCTTATTGTTCTTTTCGATATTCTTCTTAACTGTAGTGGTGATCGTTTCTGCGACTTCAACAACCTCAGGTTCGACTGTCTTCTTGGCACGCTTCGCCTTCGGGGCAACATCACCGTCAACAGCAACCTTCTTGGTCTTCTCAACCTTAGCAACAGGAATCACTTCTGTGATACCATCCCAAGGAGATTCACCATTCATCCAGGAGTCGGGAATGGTATACACACCCTGCCGAACACGAGTCAACTTACCATATACTGTGGCAAAGGTAATGAAACCTAATTGACCAGTCTTCTTTGCAATGGCATCTACATTTTCACGAATGAAAATATTATTGCCTCCACCACCAAAAGTCTCTTTCAGAGACATCACGAAACCCTTCAGGGCCAATTCACGAGAAACCTTAACACGAGCCATAATTTATAATTTTCCTTTTTGAGAATTTTCTCTACTTAACCAGTATACCTTAGAATTCCGAATTTGTCAAGTACTTCGGAAGATTAATTTTCGTTAAATCTTCGAAAGGAACTGAAATTTTAGAACCGACAGGATAATTTTGCGGCAAATTATACTTGTTGTCGCAGTCGATCACTTCGATGTGAGCACGCTTGCTCTTTTTTGCAAAAACTAAACCACGATAGACGAATGGCTTGGAATTGGCTTTCACACTACGAAAAGAAACAACATCTCCAACAGAAATATTCTCTTTAGCAACCTTACAGTCGATTTTAGTGACACGTTCAATATTCGAACGAATAAGTCGAAGTTCGGGATCTCCAGCTTTCCAAATAAAATCAATCACATCTTTTAATGTAATCACATTTTGTTTCTTCTTCGTCATATAGAACCAGTATACCTTTTCTAGAATCAGTTGTCAAGGAATTCTGAAAAATTATTTCTCCCCAGAAATCCAAGCACTCCCGAAGACCTCTGCTTCCCCGAAGACCAGAGCGATTCCAAAGATTCGAGCGTTCCCAAAGACCCATGCGTCTCCGAAGACATGAGCTTCCCCAAAGACCTGTGCAGACCCAAAAACCCGAGTGTTTCCATAGACCCAAGATTCCTCAAAGACCTGAGCCCTCCCAAAAACATGAGCGTTCCCAGAGACCCGAGCGTTTCCAGAGACCTGAGACATCCCATAGACCACAGCATATGGACCGACATAAGCGGTTTCATCTACGGAAGCAGTATTCTGGACCCAGCCTCCTCCATTCGGGTGCTGGTGCCAGGTCTCTAAATTTGCGTCAGGAAACTTTTCTTTCAATTGTTCGAGAGTCATACTAGAACCATTATAGCGTATAACGGAATTCGAAGCAAATATTTTCGAAAGAATATCTCCTTTGTTTTCAACAGTCGACTGTATCTATAACAAAACACAGGGAATATTTTTTTGGAATCGTTTGAATCGCTACAATAGAACTCGATTCTGAGTTCCCTCCATGATCCTCCAGCGGGTCCAGACGAATCGGAATCGGTTTGAGGTACAATATCCCTCAGAGAAGAATCGGATCGTCTGGAGGTCGAAAAAGAATATCTCCTTTGTTTTCAGTAGTTTAGTGCAAGTTGTTGAAACTAAAGGAGATATTCTTTCTAAAAAATTTGGTTTTCTAGAAGATTCGAGGTATACTGAATGTATGAAGATGACTGGTGATTTCGAAACTGACGTTCAGAGGAACTATTATGCTTGGATTCAGGACCAACGTTGGTTGAACCGCAAGAATCCAGAGGTTCTGAACACTCTACCTGTTAACAACTTTCACCAAGATTTCACTGACTACCTGATCAGAATGGGTGTTCCAGTACAGTATGCCAGCAAGGTTGCTTCTTATGCCTGGCAGGAAGGACATTCCAGTGGATATCAAAACGTCTTGAACGTTGCTGGTGATCTTATCGAGATCTTCAAGTAAAGCAAAATCAAATCCTAAAATAGTGAATGCCTAGTTTACGCTAGGCATTCACATCACGCATTTTAAGCATCATTTATCAAGAATAACACGATAAGAATAAACAATAAGAAAATCATAATATTGAACTCGGAGACTTACTAAGGATGCTCAGATACCTTATTCCGAATCTGAGCATTCAAGGCTGTAGTCAACATAAAAACCTTAGTGACATCTTCTGAACAATAAATTGGATAATCTGTTCTCCAATTAATGTCGGCATACACACAATATATTGTTACAAAACCAGAAGAGGTAGTCATATAATACGATTCCGGCTTTCCTGTTGCCAAGGCCGAATTCAAAAAAATAAATAAGACGATAACTAGAGCGATCGACAATGCAATTTTGAAAATATTTTCCGTTTCCATAATTCCTCAATTATACAAAAATTCCGACCAATCAGGATAGATCTCACTCTTGTTGCGCAAGATAGTAGTATGTGTATAGATGCTCAACTTAGTTGGTTTCACTGCCAATTTCATCCCAGCTTCTTCTGGTGTTCGATCAGCTTTGAATGCATTGCATCTTTTGCATGCAGCAACTAGATTATCCCACTTAGAAGAACCGCCTCTAGATTTTGGTATGATGTGATCAATAGTCAGTATTCGCTCAGAGAATTTTTCTTTGCAATACTGACAAGTGTTCTTATCACGAATCAAGATATTCTTCTTCGATAATTTATTATTCCTTGTTGGTAATTTGTGAAAGTTAATTAGACGAATTACGGATGGAAGAATAAATTCTGAAGAGATAGATTTCCATACTTGTTCAGAATACTTCTCTGCGACAGCCACACCACGATAGATAAGCTTGATCGCTTTCTTTACAGAAGTAGTTTGTATTGGCAAATATTGAGAATTTAGAACTAGTACAGACAACATCTATCCCTCCAATGTTTTTATTTATACTAAGTGGCTGCTTGCATCTGGCGTTGTGCGCCACGATTATGATAAGCAGTCCAAACAATAGTTCGCTCTCGCCGAGACATCTTGTTATTCTGCATTAGACGACGGAGAGCAATCTTTCGACCAGTCTCCTTCACATCTCGATCACGTGTATCCTGTGTTGCAAATCCTAGATATTGCACATTATTCTCATCCAAGATCTTAGCAATAGTGATCCGTGAACCACTCGCCATGTCATAGGTGAAGTCAATAGCCATATTCTTGCCGTCCATATCAAATCGAATCATAATATATCTCCTATTTAATCAATTCCCAAAACAATTTTACGATAGATCGATCTTGTTAGGATCGAATCATACAAAGCTTCATGCAACCTACTCTCATCTACTTCAATTCCAAAAGCTTTTGCTACAGTTGCTAATTTGAAATTAGAGAACTTCGCTCTCTCTTCTTTCAAGAATTCTACGGCAAATGGAGCCACGTCAATAGTCGGCCACCAGATCCACGAGCCATAATAATTGTCCCCACAATTAATAAAAAATTGCCGTAAGAAAGTATCATCGAAAGTAGAATTGTATCCAACCAAAAAGAATTTATCAGTCTTGTCGAATTTCGAAACATACTTAGAAAGAATTTCTGTAAATTTTGCATGTCCTTCCTGTGGTTTGTTATATCCTTTGAGGTCTTCAATAGAAACTCCATTAATTTCCATGGACTCTTTTGAGATTAATTGATTCTTGAATGGTTGAATCTTAATGTCGAATGTTTCTTGAATCTCGCCGTCGATATCTACAATTCCAGCAATCTGGATAACACCATGTTTAGATGGATCGATTCCTGATGTTTCTGTATCGCAAAATAAGTATTTCATCGTCGTCTCAACCTCTTCCAAATCGCTCTTCGTTGTATTAAAGTTGTCGATACTTCGTCAAATGTGACAGAAATGATACTACCAATATGGTCAGTACACAAATCAAATGCACCATTAATGTAAATTGTTCTACCATCAGCTGGGTCTTTCATAGAATCCACGGAAGGAATCTCGAGATGAATAGCTCCCTGTTTTCCACAAACGTCACAAGTATATGTTTTGTATTCTGCCATAAATTTTGTTCATTGGTTGGAAGTATGGGATTCGAACCCATGTGTACGGTTTCACAGACCGTCCTCTGAGACCACTCGAGTAACTCCCACACAAACCTCTAATGCTCTACGAAAATAACAGATCCCTGCATCATACCAAAATCTGACTTCTCACGAAAGATATGTGTCTTGGGTGTCTCACCAGGTTCACGCTTTCGAGTCAGATACCAGAGACTCGCTGATGCTTTATTGGCTTTCCAGGTCGCATTTTCGAGTACTTCTCCTGCTGGGAGATGGATCTTCATCTCACCGCCATAATGCATGGCGGATTGATTGTCTGTACAGCTAGATAGAAAAGCAAAACAAGCAATAACACCAATCAAAATAATTCGCTTCATACACACTCCTTGATAAGGAGTAGCATACCATCTTCGATGCAGATAATCTCCCAACCAGAATCAATAACAGTCTTGTCGAAATCTTCGACAGGAAGCCAACGCTCAATGATTCGTTCCATATTATCCTCTTTTATTCTAGTATATCTTAAAACTGTTCTAGTGTCAAATTCTTTTTTTTGACTACTTGCGGCGGAGGCAAGTATCCTCGAAGGTCTCTTCGAATTCCGAACGGGAATCAGAAGCAGCCAGGATCTTCGCAGCCTTCAACATTGCCCGCAAAGACAACTCACGCATACGATTCGCATTCGAACGAATGAACTTCATCAGATAATTGCTATCCGATTCCGTCAGACCCAACGTATAAGCCATATCCGTATTCTTCAGAACGTCTTCCATGCGAAGAAGATATTCACGAGTCGAATTCATATTCAAGTCGATGTAGAAAGACCGGGAGATCAAAGCCTGAAAGTGAGGAGCGAGTGACTTCCCCTGCGCAATCGCAGTTTCGAAATTCTTGTTCGTGATGAAGATCATCGAACCACGATACTCGAATTCGTTAGGAATTGCGTCACCCATTTCGTCAATAAACACCTTCTCAGAAGCCCAGGAGATCACCCGACGCTTCGAAGAATCAAGAGCAGCCTTCAGGATATTCAGAGCAATTTCATCATCGAAAGCGGAGTCGGCGTCGTCGATAAGGATAACGGAATTTTCATGACGATTGTCCCAGAGTGCCTTGAAGAGACCAGTCGCCTTTACGAATCCGGTGATCTTCTTGTACTGGATCTTTCCTTCGATCTCAGCGTTCTCGAGCATCCCTTCGATCGTATAGGTCTTGCCGATACCAGCCGGACCGGAAACAATCATCGACCGAAACTTTCCAGAAACAACACCGGAAGCCATCCGATCGAGAGTCCGGAAACGACGGCGTTGACCATCAAGAATTTCTTCGTCGCTCAGTTCGACAGTTACCGTCTGAGTCTTGACATCAGATCCACCGGAAACGAAAGCGGAGATGTCGTAGACACCACGTCCAATCTTGTTCGTTGTCAAGAAGGCATGATTCACATTGAACTTCGATGCGACGGCGACCAATTGTTGGCGACTCACGGTCGTACCGAAATTCGCAACCAGTTCGTTTATCAGAGAGATCTTTTTCGTGTCATTCATACAAAACCATTATAGCGCACCCTATAGAGAAACGCAAGGAAATCGAGAAAAAAATAGAAAGATTATCTCCTTTGTTTTCAATAGTTTACTGCAAGTTGTTGAAAACAAAGGAGATATTCTTTTTTATGACTAGAAGAATTATATCTCGTGTGTTTTCAATAGTTTACAAAATTGTGTTGAAAACAAAGGAGATATTCTTTCAGAAAAATTAGGTTTCCTAGAAGATTCGAGGTATACTGATTCTATGAGAAAGATTAAACGAAACGAAGAAGCGAGAGCCAATTTCAAGAATATCGTTCTTCCTCTATACAATCCGGATTGGAAGACACCTGGTCGCAGGGGAG